CCAATGACTTCTGGCTTGGAACAATGCGTACAATATTCGACAACTGCGGCGATAGTCTGACCATCTTTTCAGCAAGTTTGAAAACAAGTGACGCCTGATCGCGAGATCGCGCACCACTGATAATCTGGCTGTTCTGCTTTGCTTCTGGCCCGACCAAGTGAGCAAGAACAATAGCTGCAATCAGTGCAGACTTACCGTTTTTCCTAGCCACCGAAAGGTAAGCGCGGGACGTCCCTGCTGGGTTATCATATACGTCTAAAACGAACTTACGCTGAAAGTTTAACAGCTTTATCGGCTGGCCAACTTTGCTACCTTCTGGGATCAGACAGTAGCGTTCGATAAATTGGCAAACCTTTTCTCCGCGTGTCGGCATTTTTATGATAGCTTTCTTTTACACAGCAAGGGACACCTACATGCCAGAGATCAGACGAACTATTATGAATACCTTTAAGGATGCGCAGGATTGCCAAATGTTTGTCATGATCCTTAAGCAAAAATGGTCAGAGTTTGACGCTGAGTTAAAGGATAAATTTACCGTCGAGATCGCTACAGACGTAAGTGATCCATGTAAGCAAACTGCTGTATGGACGGCTCAGGAAGTAGACGACTTTAAGATAGTCGATGAATGGACAAAATCTGAGGTGCTGCCTTACAGAGACAAATTTGCGCCAAAATCTTTTACATTCACCTGCGAATTAGATGCTCGGTTTGAATTTGGCGGTGATTAACTCACTGCGGCCTAGCAATTAAATCGTCTGCTCCGACCTTCGCAATCGCTGAACGTGCCTTCGTCTCTAGCTTTGCGAAGCCATTGAGTGTTCGGGGATCGGAAGCAGTCTGGTTGAGGGACATGCTGCGGATCACCGCAAGCTGCCTACGTTCGAGTGTATCAATAACCGATAACAGCGGATTAGGGATTGGTGTCCCACGCTTGTTTTCGACCATCATTCCGACATCGTCTAATTCTGTTTGAGCAGTGCGAATGTCGGCTTCCATGCGCACTATTTTAGCCAGCAAGATCAGGTCCATATCACGCCAATCTTCGCGTGCGCGGGCGCGTGAAAACTGATGCCAGATTGTACGCTCTAAATCTGATCGCAGTTCGATCCCATCAGGCAGCGGCACATCAGACATTACACCTGCAAAACCTTGGACGGCTGCTGTCGTGCTGGATTTGTCAGTTCGTCGCTTTTGGCTCATTCATTTTCTCTATCAAGATTTGGTATGAAAAATGCTGGTTACAGGCAGAAGAACAAAATTCATGAGATAACTTCCAATGGCGCAGCTATTTATGTGAAAACATAAAACGCTGTGCCTTTTTACTTCTAAAATTTCCGTAAACGCAGAAAAAGACGACTGGGGACGCCGGTTACCAGCTATTTGCATTTTTTCTTTGACCCACCCCCCATCACATATATTCTAAATTTGCGATTGGAGATCATCATGTCGACAAAAGAATGCGTTTTAACTTCCACTAACATTGTTACCTTTGCTTCTCAGCAAGATTTGAATATCTGGTCTAATTTTTGGCATACACGCGACCAAGAGTTTTTTGATGACTTGCGTAAAAAAGGTTGCATACGATTGGTGAGAGGTAAGGTTTGGAATAAGGAAAATCTAATTAAAATCTCCCACCAATATGAATATTCAAGTGCAGAAGCATACACTGCTTGCCAAGAGGTCATTCAAAATTGGCAAACGCGTGATGACTTCAAACAAATGATAATATCTGTGAGTGTCAAAATTGAGGCATTCAGAAGTGCAGTCGTAGCAGAGTTTACCTAGAGCATATTTAATTTACACTTGGATGCTTTGGATCAACTGGCCAACCGTCTGTGCCTATCGTTGTGTCGTATCCCAGAGCCTCTTGGCTTTGAATGTCACCGCTGTGGCACGTCCAGCATACCGACTGTAGATTATCCAAATCAAAGAACAACTCTAGTTCACCCTTATGTGGTTTGAGGTGGTGTACAACCGCGCTGCGTGGACTTCGTCTGCCCGCTTGTAGGTGAACACCGCAGCCGCTGTGTTGGCATCTGTATTCGTCGCGTGTCAGTGCCTGTCGACGAAGTGATTGCCAATGCTTGGAGCTATACAGTACACGATATTGGTTTGCTTCGTTACTTCGTGGGTCTGATGACAAAACTTAACCTCGTTAATAAACACTGGTTAAACATTCAGTGCAGCGCGTGCCGTCACGACGTTTCAGTTCCTGTGCAAAAATTCATCGACCTAGGCGTCAACGACATTTTTGAGGTCAAAGCTAAGTCCAAATGCAAAGGTTGCGGACGGAAAGGCGATGCTGAAATCGTGATTTATTACCGCAACGAATATGACGTTGAGCGCGAAAAAAATGCTGCACCGGATGAGGATGCAGCAGGTCGAGAGTGAGGCAAAATAGAAAACAGGCTATGATCGCTATTTTATATAGGGAAACGTAGAAATAACAACCTGTCAACCATATTCTGTTATTTTTTCTATTTCATATACTATATCTAGTGACGCTTCGTCCTGTGCTCGTTTAAGCTGACGTGTGTTTACACCAATCACATGGGCTATCTTTTGAGGATGCATTCCTGATGCTTTTAGGTACACCGCACGCTTTAAACGGGACTTGTCGCCTTTCCTAGCCAGCGCATTGTGATGCCATAGATGCAGGATCAATTCAGCACGATCTATTTGCTCTGCAGAAGGCCGTGACGGTTTCATATCTGCAGATGGTAGGCTCTCCAAGTCACCCTTAAGATATGCGGATAGCAGTTGCCATTGCGTGATGTCATCCGGCGCGTCTGGTAGCGATGACGAGGTAGGAAACCCAGCGCGTGGCGGTGCTGGAAAGGATATTCTAGACACGTACGCAGCGTCGCGGATCAGTTGCCACCCGATGTGTTTATCACTTAATCGCGCGTCGGCTTTGATACTGTCGAGTGCCGCGCTTTCCGCCTCGCGCAGGGTCTTCGGCCAGTCGTGGTTGAGCAAACGGACTAGGATCGGCTGTGACACTATATTTCTCCCATGGTGGTGAAGTTAAGGTGATTTTGCCGCCATCAGCGACAGATGAAGCGCGTGCTAATTTTTGACGTCTTATGTCGTCTTTGCTCCAGCGCGTCATCGTTGATCCCCTTTCACCTCACCCGCCAATGCGAGATAGTTAATCTGATCAACGATGCGGTCCGGTTGGTATCCAAGATCAAGGCGCGCTGCCTTAAGTTCGGCCATTATTCGCGCAGCCTGAAATGGTGAGACGTATATACCTAACACCAAGCCAAAGCGGACGGCCATATTTGAGAACAGCATATCTGCGTCGCCATATTGCTTGCCACGTTCGACTAAGATTTCGTCTGCATACGCTAAGACGTTTCTTGCAATGTCACCCATGCAATATCTCCCACTTTCTCTGAATTATGAGATCACGTTGCCACTGGCTGTATCGTTTAAGCTGTGGCGCGTTTAAAATTTTGCGGCGGTTAGCTATGCCCTCTAATTCACCAAGATCAAAAATGGTCGCGAGCATCGCGCTAAATTCCTTCTCTGTCATATCTGCAAAATCTTTTGCCATTGCCGGGTCAGGTTTCGGGCAAGGCAGCTTACAAGTAAGACTTGTAAGGGTCTGCCTACTGTGCTCCAAATTAAACCCAGAACGGCCCAGCGCGTGCCTGACAGATGCCCAGAAAATTTTAAGTCTTTGTTCTGACTCACTTTTTGACAGGCCGACCACAGGCCCACGCACTTCCACATGCCTGACATTCCAGGCACGTTGAATTTTGGCGTGCCTGAACTCAATTTTGCTCATAGTTCGCACCCTCCACTATCGACCGCCCATCGACCTTCAAAATCTTCAGATCGACGACATCTTTGATCAGCTTGTTGGCAGTGCGCTGGGCTATGTTTAGCTCATCACAGACGTGCTGTTTAAGTTCAGAACGTGGGATGTTCCCAAAGTCCGCGTGCAGATTGAACTGCTGTATGACCACATCCATTTTTTCCTGATGCGTCATCTCGCGGCTAGCGGGACGACTATCTGTCTGTTCCAGCGCAAGCGCGCTGGAAGTTACGGTCGCGGTAAGTACGGTGGCGGTGCATTCGGCGGTGCGGCCTTTGGCACAGGAACGTTCGGGGGGTAATCCCCCCTATCCAAACTGTACGATATGCGCGGCTGTCAGTACGTCTTTCACTTTAACCTTATCATATACGGCACGCGTCATCTTTGACCCCGGTGCGTGGCCACACAGCTTCTGTACGTGCCTCTCGGACATGTTTTTATCCAACAGATGCGTGATGTAGGCGCGCCTCAGCCCGTTCCAGCCAAAAGACTTTAACCCAGCACGTTTGATTGCAGGTTGCAACACCTGACGGTCGACGCACGTGCCGCGGAAGTGATTGCCCTTAGAGTTTAGGAACACAAATTTGCGGTGGGTGCCTACAAGAAAACGATACTCTTTAAACAGTGCCGACAACGTGGCCCCTATGGGTACAATACGGTTAGAGTAGTCAGTCTTTGTTTTGCCAACCCGTGCATTCACCGCTGACTGTGAGATGATGATGGTATCGCCTCGCACCTTTGACCACTCTAAGGCCAGTGCCTCTGAAATCCTGCATCCAGTCTCAGCACATAGACGCAGCAGTAGGTGGTGCCACATCCAAGTCTTAAGATCACGTTCGTCACCAAAGGTGGCTTGGGTCACTGGGTCGTCGCTAAAGTTTCGATGATGCGCCTCATCGAGCAGTTGTACCACTTCGGCGGATGTCGGTGTGTAGCCTTGCTCAACAGTGTGGGTTGGTAGGTTCTCAATCTCGGCGCAGGGGTTAACCGGAATATACTCTTCCAATACAAACCAACCCATCGCTCTATTAAGGACACCCAACACCGAATTGGCAGTGCCAGTCTTCACCCTACCCTGCAACCAATCTTGCCAGCGTAAGATATTCTTTGGTGTGATGTGTGCGATGTTGTCTGAGCCAAAATATGGAATGATGTGCTGATCGATGTATGAGCGGTTTTTATCAAATGTGGATTCCGCCAGATGCTTACCGTGCTTCGCGTTGTTGCGATAGTTTTCGACGTGTGACCGCATCAAGTCTTTGTAGCGTTCCATCATCTCATCCATCGCACGCTCTGCCACCGTGAGAGTTTTGGATTGCCCTAAGATGTCATCCATCTTTTTGGCAAATTCTATCGGGTCTGCATCCTTTGGCACGCGGTTTCTTTTACGCTTACCGTCGTTGTCCCGGTACCTGATCTGAAACTGACCATCGGCTTCGTTATTGTATAGTTTAAGATTTTTACCTGTAAAAATTAGAGCCATGTTTTCCTCCTGCTCCAAATTATTTGAAACGCGAAGGGTAACTGCAGCGGTACCAATCGCGTGGTACCATGGATGCGATTACGCATAGAGTAAGACAATAGGCTGTCTAAAAATAAATTTCGTAAGCTATTGTTAATTATATGGATTTTTACGAATTGGCTTACTTTTGGTGATGCACTTGACTGGGTAAGGATACCTTGCCAAGGTAAATGTCGTGAGTTCGAATCTCATCGCCCGCTCCAAATTTCCTCATCTTATTTCAATGCGCAGGCTGAAAACGCGACCTACCCCATGGATTAAGCGATGGTTATTCG